CTACCGATTGGCTTGCTGTGGTTATGGAAAGCTAAAATAATTGGGTTTTTTCTATAGTTACCTAGGGCCGAGCCTTTGGTCCAGGTCTCCATTGGGATTACGTCACCCATTCTATCTTTAGATACGGTATTAGCGTAGCCTTCAATAGTAATTGACTCGTCATCCTCTAGAATAGATTTGGTAATCTGGGAAACCAGATTACCGGAAACAGGCTTATTCAGCTGCATCTACTACAGCCTTAGTTACTACTGGAGGAGTAACCGTTTTTACTGGAGTATTCTTTTCCTGTAAAAACTTAGCATAGGCGTATTCAAAAGCTTCCCACTTACCAAACGTTTTACGGATATCTAAGGCTGATACTGTATTTGCAGTAGTAGCTTGAAAGATATCCTTCTCTGGTAAATGTGAGCCGAATACTTCAAATACTTTATTGAAAATTTCGTCCATTTTTATTCCTTATTAGAGGGCTTTCCGCCTTCCTGTCCGGCCACGCCAGTGGCCGATCCCGCTACGTTAGCTGGGATACGTATCTTCTTCATTACCTCTTCTTCGATAGGCTCTAGGCGGAGAATCGCACGACCCTCGTTACCAGTGATAATACCGTTGTTTACTAATGAAGTAATGCGCTCTGCCTGTTCTTTTTGGTCTGGTTTTAAAGCAGGAACCTTAAAGATGGAAAGCTCTAAATCCCTAGCAAAGAAGTATTCAAAAACTGATTCGAATTTTCTAAGCATAGGTAAAATTGTAAGATAAAACAGAAGCTCTAGGTTTGGCTTGATGTTAGCGTTATTGCCAGAATCTAAGAGAATAGGTGGGATACCTAATGCTACGGCTACTTTCTTTTCCGCCTCAGTAACGGACTCATTAAATGCTAGGTCTGTCATTTTTGCGGTACTAACCGTTTTAGCTTTCATGCCACCATCTAGGATTAGAGGACGGCCATTGGAGCGCTTAGGGTTGTATTTCTGTTGCCATTCTCGTTCTTGTCTATCTTTAATTTTGCTGGACAATACTTGTTCCGTCTCAATGATAACGCCCATTGCGGCGCCACTCTCAAAGTAGCTATCGCGGAACTGCATCATTGCTTGGCGACCATATAGTGACTCTAAACAAGAGTTAATTCTCGAATCACCACGGTACACGGATCGAACGGAATTGTCCTTGATATGCATGATAGTATTTACTGGGTAAGTGATCTCTGCACCAAGCATATTTGTATACTTATAGCTGTTAACATAACCTTGCGAGTCTGGAACGATTTCCATCGCCGCTGCAGGTACGTGGTAGAGAGCCTGACCATCGTAGTAAATGAAGCAGTTCCCATCCATTAGGAAGTCTACAATAAGCAAACGTCTAAACGTGCTTATATCCATAAACTGATTTGGTCTCATGTTCAACAGCAAGTCTAGCTTAGTTTGCTGAACATTAGGAGCGACCCCAGTAAATTTGTAGGTCGCACCAATATCAAAGTCTACCATCGTAGCATTATCTGCTATAATGTTAACGCATCTGTTAACTACCTCTACGAACTCAAAGGCTCTAGAGATAGTCATTGTTTTGTTTTGTGTACTAATGACGCGGTCACCCGCATCATTAGCAATAGTTCGTTGGGCTGGATTTAGCTTTTCCAGCATAGTATTCCAAAATCCCACTAATCTCTCCCAAGGATATGCCTAGCAAAGTCACTAGGAGCTTTCACGAATCTAGCAAACCTACTATTTAAACTAGGGCCTATGATTTCGTGTTCTGATTTAGGTTGGGCATCCATGCCACTCAATCGATCCCTAATTCGTTCCACCCATACTCGTTGTTTGGCAGCTGTAGAAAGCGGGGGTTGAGCACCGTATACTTTATGAAGGGCTTTATGATGAGTATTGCATAATGTCAACACGTCAACCACCAGCTCATTCCAATGGACTTGATAGAACTCATCGCGCATGGCCATGACTTCTTCTGCATCCTTAACGGTTATCCCTCGTTCCTCACAATACGCATCAAAAACAAGACTTAAGGTATGTGGATGGTGCAATTCGAGGTCTTCAGCACATCCGCAAACTTCGCAAGCAGCCAACTTAGTGTAGTTGGCTTTAACTCCATCTCGGATATACTTATAGACTGTGCGTTTCAGGTCGCCTGTGCCAGTATTTTTAGCCATTTAGCGCACCCTCTGTTCTCGAATTCATGAGACTATTATACTTTCTCCCAAGACTTTTGTAAAGCAAAAAATTCATCTAGACCTCTATATTACCTAACCATGCTGTATAATGCATATCGCAGAGCATCGGCTAAGTGAGAAAACGCATCGTGTAATGGTCTAGGCTTGATTAATTTGTCATTCGGGTCCCAGCGGTAGTTCTTCAGCATTAATATGGTCTTTTCGCAACGACTATCAACTCGCAAACGCCCCTGCTCTATCAATGTCTGAACATAAGCAATACCATCTAAAACAGATTTAATCGCAGCATTACTAGGAATATCATACATTACATTTAAATCTTGTCTGAACTGTGCGGCCGCAGCATCGATAAAACACATGTCAACATCCCATTGTTTAAAGACAGTATCAAACTCTAGAGCGTGTTGAGCCGTAGTTCGCTCATTCTCGCTATATTCCCAAACAAGGTTAAAGATTTCCTCGTCCGTGTCGTAAACCAATATCAACCCAGCAGTATCGTCTTTGTATCCAGGGTCAACACCCATTATGACATCATATTTGAATCTATTAGAAACCATTGCCGAAGCAATTGTCTCAGTTAACCCTTCTACAATATGTTCCGAAGAAAAAGCCTCATAAATCTGACCTTCGAATGTAACAAACGATGCTTCGTATTCTTGCTCAAACTCCGCTTTGGACATACCTTTCCTAGCTTCCTCAACATCCGCTAAGTTCATTCTAGGATTATCTCTATAAGTACTATGAACGGAAACCCAAGTACCAAAATCCTCGCTAAACCCACGATTATAAAACTCGTAAAAGTAATTTGCAGTTCCACGAGGTGTACTAATAAAAATAATTTTGCTATTTGGCTTGTCTAGTGTAGGGCGCAACTGAACGTTATAAGCATCACGGCCAGCATCTTCGATTGCAGCTTCGTCAAAGATGATTAAGTCATAGGAGCGACCAACCAATGAGTCCGCCTGCGCAGCAGAACCAAACTTAATCAATGACCCATTCTCTAATTTAATCTCACGTTCTGTTTTATTCTTAGAAGCTAATTCAATCCCATGTTTAGTGAGCAACCTAACCTGCTCATTCCAAGAAATATTAGTCAAGGAAAAGTTAGGTGATACAATCAAAATGCAGGAATTGGGCTCCATTGCTTTTACAAACGCTAGGCTGTTTGCTATAAACGTCTTACCTGTACGGCGCGATAAACATCCAACTACCTGTCTATATCTAGGGTCTTCAATTGCGTTAATCATCGCTATCTGACTAGGCTGAGGTTCGATTCCCTCCAGCTCTAGAAACGCGGAAAATGGCAGCTTCAAAAATCTTTCCGATACTGTAAACTCAACCAGTTTATCCGTAACTATACCTTCTCTAGAAACTAGCATTACGGTTTCCTCATCAGCTTATCTAGCAACGAATTGTAATTAGACCCACCGGAATTATTAATCTGCTGGTTAATCTGAATACTAGGAGCTTTGTTTTCGACTTCCATCATTTTTATCTGCATTGCCATTTCGTCCATTCGCATCTTATGCGCGACTTGCAGAATTTCTAGGATATCTTTTCCGGAACCCATTCCAGTATCTGCCATCTCTTCTAGCTTGGCATTAATGATTTCATCCATCAAATCTCCCATCCTGCCACGATTTCTAAATCCTGCTTCCATGTACAGCCTATCTAGGTAGGCTTTTGACTCGCGCTTATTTAGTAATGCATGTAAGTCTGCCTTATCTAGTCCTAGGGCGTCGGCTGTCAGCTCCAGATTCTGGCCATTTTCTAAATAAGCCTCTACTGCCTTCAACCCCTCAGGGCTGATACGTATAACTTCATTCGACATATTTGTCCTCCATATTCAAGAATTATACAAGAATATGAAAATTTTTTCAACATAATAATTTTTGTTACACTGTGTACTCT